CAATTTGGATTGTTTACTAAAGATCAGAGGCTATGCTTCCCATATTATTTAGATGGAGATATTGTAAATATAAAAAGTAGAACAAAAGACAAGAAGTTTCTGCAAGAGAAAAATGCAACTAAGTGCTTGTATAATATAGATATGCTTAAAAAAAATTGGGAAAAAGTTGCTACTAAGTCAGTCATATTTGTAGAAGGTGAGATGGATGTGTTGGCTTTATATGAAGCAGGTTTTAAAAATGTAGTTAGTTTACCAGATGGAGCACCTCAAACAGCAAAATTTAAATCTGATGATAAAAGGTTTATGGCGTTTGAACATTCTAAATGGATTTTTGAAGCTGACGAAGTAATTGTAGCTACAGATGCTGATGAAAATGGCAAGGCTTTGAGGTTGGAGATTATTCATAGATTTGGTAAAGACATTTGTAAAGTTGTCAATTTCCCTAATATGGATGGCATACAATGCAAAGATGCTAATGAGTGCCTTATGCATGATGGTATTACAGTTTTACAAGAATGTATAGAGTATGCAGAAGAATTTCCAGTAGAGGGATTACATGGTGTAAAAGAATACCATGATAGTGTGCAGAACATTTACGATGGGAATGAGCAGAAAGCGTTTAGCACAGGGTTCAAAGAGTTAGATAAAATCTATAAGGTTATGCCAAGCACTTTCAATCTTATAACTGGTATTCCCAATCATGGGAAAAGTAATTTTTTAGATCAGATACTTTTAAATTTAGCAGAGAATGAGAATTGGAACTTTGCAGTCTTTAGTCCAGAGCACTCAACACCTAATCACATTAGAAGATTGCTAGAGAAGAGATGCAGAAAGCCATTTGATATTGGATTACACGCTAGACTAACTCAAGAAGAATTAAATAGTGGCGTAGAGTTCTTAGACAATCACTTTAGATTTATTGAGAATACAGAAGAAATTCCAGACATAGAGTTTATACTGAGTAAAGCTAAAGTTGCTAAACAAAGGTTTGGTATCAAAGGATTAGTTATTGATCCATTCAATCAGATAAGTCCTAATCGTGATTATGCTAAAAGAGAAGATGAACACATTAGAGATATCATAGCTAAGTGTCAGCAGTTTGCTAGAAACCATGAGATAGTTGTGTGGATGGTTGCTCACCCACATAAGCTACAGAGAAATGATAGTGGCGTAGTTCCACCACCTGATCTTTATCAAGTAAGTGGATCAGCACATTGGGCAAACATGAGTGATGCAGCTATAGTTGTGCATAGAGACTTTGAAGACAATTCAACTAAGATCATTACAAGAAAGATTAGAGAGCAAGGACTATATGGACAGATAGGTCAGACGTTCTTTACATTTGATAATGCAACTAAGGTCTATAAAGAAGTGGTTGAAAAGCCAGAAGAATATGATTATTCTAATTATGGGGGTTAAGAATGACATTAGAAGAACAAAAAATCTTAGACCAAAAGTATGAAGATTTAATGTACATAGTCAAAGAAAAAGATTTATCTTTATATAAACGACTAAGAGCAAATGAACAATTTGGATTTCAAAAAGATTTAACAGTTGTTGAAAATAATGACAAACAATTAGAAATGGTTTTATAAATGTTATTATGTGAAGGAGATTTTGAAGATGCGTTTATAGGATTTGCAGATAGACCTAGTTTACCAAGACTTGCTATTTACGATAAAAATAAATGTATAGAGATTTTAATTAAACAAGGTATGACAAATCAAGATGCAATAGACTATTTTATGTTTTACGAAGAAGATAGTTGGGTTGGTGAAGGAGATGAGATACCATTATTTTTAAATAAAATGAGCTTCAAAGATTATTTAGAATTATATGAATATAAGGGTTATACAAATGACAACAAAAAAGAAACCAAGTAAAGGGGTTGGTAGACCTAAGTTTGTAGTTACAAAAGATATGTGTGTTAAGGCTGAAAGGTATGCCTCACAAGGATTAACGCAAGAACAGATAGCTTTAGCTCTAGGAATAGGTCAGTCTACTTTGTATGATAAGCAGAATGAATTTGTAGAGTTTGGGGAGGCTATAAAAAGAGGAAAGGGAAAAGGTATCCAAGCAGTCACTAATGTTTTGTACAATAAAGCTCTAGAGGGCGATAATACTGCAATGATCTTTTACCTCAAGAACAGGGCTGGATGGCAAGATAAGATTGAGAAGGAAACAATTGTTGAACAAAGACAAATAATTGATTTAACTAGGATAAATGATGACGAACTTACTAAACTTAAACAAGTCCTTACCAGAGCTATTACACCAAGTGGAAATAGAGGAGATGAAGAGGTCATTGAAGGTTTTCACAAAACAATCTTGGCAAGCGATTGAACCCGGTAGAGACTTCTATGACAATTGGCATTTAGATGCAATCTCTGAACATCTACAAGCAGTAGTTGAAGGCGATATAAAAAGGCTTATTATAAACATACCACCAAGACACATGAAATCTATTAGTGTGGCTGTAGCATTACCAGCTTGGACTTGGACAATACAACCAGAGAAAAGGTTTCTGTTTGCAAGTTATGCAGGATCATTATCTATAAGGGATAGTGTAAAGTGTAGAAGATTAATTGACAGTCAATGGTATAAAAGATATTTTGGAGATACATTTTCATTAACCTCTGATCAAAATCAAAAGCAAAGATTTGAGAATGACAAGACAGGTCAGAGGATTGCAACGTCAGTAGATGGAGCATTAACTGGTGAAGGTGGTGACATAATTGTTATTGATGATCCACATAACGTAAGAGAAGCTGAATCATCTAAGGTTCGTGAAGGTGTTCTTGAGTGGTGGGATCAAGCAATGCAAACTAGATTGAATGACCCAAAGACTGGTGCATTTATAATAATTATGCAGAGAGTGCATGAGAACGACCTAACAGGTCATATATTAGGGAATGAATACAATGCTTGGGATCATTTATGTTTACCTGCAAGATATGAAATCGGACATCCAACACCAACGAGAACTTCTCTTGGCTTTAGCGATCCTAGAACGAAAGAAGGAGAGTTGTTGTGGGAGAAGAGGATTGATGATAAAACTCTTGCGAATTTGGAAAAGAGTTTGGGTTCATACGCAAGTGCAGGTCAATTGCAACAGAGACCAATGCCCAAAGGTGGTGGAATATTAAAAGCTGAGTGGTGGGTTCCCTGGGAAAGCGATGAACTTCCAGAGATAGAATACTTAGTGCAAAGTTATGATACTGCATTTTCCACAAAGGAAACTAGTAGTTATAGTGCTAGGACAACGTGGGGGATATTTAGACAGAATGGTCAAGTGAACGCCATAGTAGTTGAGATGTGGTACGATAGAGTAACGTATCCTGAATTAAGAAAGTTAGCACAAGAGGCTTATGATGAATGGCAACCAGATACAGTTCTTATAGAGAAGAAGGCAAGTGGACAATCTTTACTACAAGATTTAAGAATGGGTGGGATACCAGTATTAGCTTATTCACCAGATAGAGATAAAGTAGCTAGAGCACATAGTAGTTCTGCACTATTAGAAGATGGTAGGATTTTTTATCCAAAGGGAAAGAAATGGGCAAAAAATTTAATTGATATATGTTCTGCCTTTCCAACTGGCGATAATGATGATATAGTTGACACTTGTACTCAAGCGTGGCTAAGATTGAGAAAAGGTTGGTTTATTACACACTCTACTGATTATGATGAAGATGACGATATTCCAGAAAGAAGGATGACAATATATGGCTAGAGAACCAAAGGTAATTCCATTCGCAGATGCAATGCCATCAGATGACTTCCAAGTTGAGGTTTTGAATGATGATGAAGTGTTAGTAGGTGATCCTAATCTTGATGTTGTTGAAGATGAGAAAGATACTACGTTTGACGAAAACCTAGCAGAAGAAATAGATGCCAAAGAATTAACAAGAATTGCTACTGAATTAGTTTCTAACTATGAAGCAGATAAAGAAGCTAGATCAGAATGGGAAAGTAGATATAAGCAAGGCTTAGAAACTCTTGATCCCAATGGTGGAATGGAAGAAGAAGAAAACCAAAGGGCAACTAAAGGTTTAAGTACAGTAGTTCATCCTATGATTGCAGAAGCAGCAACTCAATTTAACGCAAAAGCTATTGTAGAACTTTATCCATCTGGAGGTCCAGTCAAGACTGTTATAGTTGGTGAGCCAAGCGAAGAGATGGAAGAGCAAGCCAAAAGAGTTAAAGATTATATGAATTATCAGATAACTCAACAAATGCCAGAATACTTTCCAGACCTTGACCAAATGTTATTTCAATTACCATTAGTGGGTCATACGTTTAAAAAAATATGGTGGGATGCAAATCTAGATAGACAATGTTCACAGTTTGTTAAAGCTGAAGATTTTGTAGTGTCACCAGATAGTAAAGATTTATATACATCAACTAGATACACACATGTAATTAGGATGCCTCGTAACGATTTTAATAAATACGTTAAGGCAGGATATTACTTAACAAGCAAATACATGGCAGATGACCTTGATCCAAGTGGAGATATTGGAAGTGATATAGAGGGCGTAGACCCTTATAATACTGAATCAAGTGATGAGGTTATGACATTATTAGAAGTGCATTGTTACCAAACATTTGATGGTATTGATGGTGCTGACGATGATGACGATGAAAACATTGTAGCTTCACCTTATGTAGTTACAATTGATTATGATTCAGACACAGTTGTAAGCATAAGAAGAAACTGGGAAGAAGAAGATGAGAAGAGAAAAAGGCGAGATTGGTTTGTAAGTTATAAGTTCTTACCAGGTACTGGTTTCTATGGCTTTGGTCTTTACCATATGATAGGTGGATTAGGCAAAGCAGCGACTGGATCATTAAGAGCATTATTGGATAGTGCAGCCTTTGCTAATATGCAAGGTGGCTTTAAGTTAAAAGGTAGGGTGACTGGTGGCGAATTACAAATAAGTCCAGGTGAGTTTGCTGACTTAGATGCTACAGTAGATGACGTAAACAAAGCAATTATGCCACTACCATTTAAAGAACCATCACAAACATTATTTAACTTAATGACTGCCATAACAGATGCAGGTAGAAGATTTGCTAGTACAACAGATTTAAATGTTGGTGATGTAAATCCTAATGCTCCAGTTGGTAGTACTGTTGCTTTAATAGAGCAAGGTAGTAAATCATTTAGTGCAATACATAAGAGACTTCATTATTCTCAAGGTCAAGAGTTCAAACTATTATCAAAATTAAATGCAGAATATTTACCAGAATCATTTAAGTTCTCAATGTCTGGAATTGATCAAGTTATATATGCAAAAGACTTTGACGATAGAATTGACATTATACCTGTAAGTGATCCTAACATATTTAGTACAGCACAACGAATTGCACAAGCACAAGCTGTATTACAAATGGCACAATCTGCTCCTCAATTGCATGATCAATATCAAGCGTACAAAAGAATGTATGAGGCAATAAGAATAAGTAACATTGACGAGATACTAAAGAAGCCAGAAGAAGCATCTAAACTTGATCCTATTAGTGAGAACATGAGTTTAATGTATGGCAAACCTATTAGAGCATTTCCAGAACAAGATCACGATAGCCATATTGCAGTTCACATGCAGTTTATATCTGATCCATCATTAGCTGGTAATCCGGGTGCAAGGTCAATGCAACCATTATTAATTGCACACATAGCAGAACATATTGCGTTGTTATATAGACAGAGGATGCAAGCAAGTATCAATATGTCATTGCCAAATATGCCAGATGTACGTGATCCTAAGTTTAAGTTTGAGGATATTGATCCAGAATTAGATATGGTAATAAGTCAGAGAGCTGCAGAAGTTGTAAAAGCATCACCACAAATGGAAGCTATTAAGCCATTAGTTGCATTGTCACAACAACAAGGTCAACAACAGCAGAACCCATTACAATATGCACAACAATTAGCACAACTAGAAGCTGAAGCGTTAAAAGCTAGAACACAAGTGCAGATACAAGCTGACCAAGCCAAAGCACAACAAAATCTACAAATCAAACAAGCAGAAGCACAACAAGATTTACAAATAGACCAAGCCAAGTTACAAGCAGATTTACAAGCAAAGGTTCAGAAGCTACAATTAGAATTACAAATGGAACGTGAAAAGAACGACTTAAAGATACAACAGGAGATTATGAAAAATGCCAATAGTAATAACACCAACAGGACAATTCGTTGATTCAGCAACAGGTAACCCAGTAGACTTACCACCACAAAGACCAGATTTGCCAAGACAAACAATTGGTCAAGCCGCTATGCCAGACATGTTACAAGCCGCTATGCCAGACATGTTACCTGAAGCAATTGGCAGAGACCTGAGAACTGTAGGAGGTGCAAGAGCTAGAGAAAACATCCCTGCTAACATGGATATGGGTATGGATAGCGAAATGCCAGTGCCTATGACAGTCGTAGATCAAGTCAATGCTTTAATGCAAATGGGTTTAACAGAAGACGAAGCTCTTGCAGCAATTGCAATAGAACGATCTGCTGGACAAATTCAACCTCAAGATTTTGGACAAGCTGGTCAAGAGCAACAAATGCAACAAATGTCTAACCCAGGAATGGGTGCATTAGGTGGAGTTGGTGCAATGATGCCTCCTCCAACACCAAGAGGATCAACAAACATGGGTATGCCAGAAGATGCAGTTATGGAACAAAGAATTAATCAAGTTGATACAAGAGGTCTATCACCTCAACAAATAAATATGCTTAGAATGGGTAGAGACCCTTTTGCTGAAGGTATGGTTAGATAGTTATGGCAAAACATAACTATGGTTCTTTAGGTGGATTAACAAAAGGTGACTATACTACATTAGACAATACGTTCAAAGATCGTAACATGTCTTTGGGTAAACTTGGTAATGATACATTTGGTTATAATGTTACTCCACAAAATATAGTTGAGAGTGGGGTAGGATTAGTTAATCCTGCTCTTGGATATGGTTTAACTTTTTATAATGACATTGC